GATCAGCATTTGAGAAGGTCACATCCAAGATCAAAGAAAATGAAGCGAATTTAAAGCCACTCAAAGCTTTGCTTGAAGTCATTGCCAAAGTCATTCGCGATGTTGTCGCTCCGGTAATCGGCACGATTCTTGGCAAAGCATTTGATACACTTGGCACTGCCATCAGCTTTGTCATTGGTCTATTTTCTCAGCTTGTCAGCGTGGTCAATAGCGCATTCAATGCAATCAAAAACATCGTGAATTTCATCAAGAATAATCCAGTAACACAGGCAGTCGGCGGCGCGATCGACAATATCTTTGGCGGTGGTCGAGCCAATGGTGGCCCAGTATCACGCGGCACATCTTATGTCGTAGGAGAGCGCGGCCCAGAATTATTTGTGCCAAATACATCAGGCAAGATCATTCCAAATGGTGGATCTAACGGTCGAAGCAATACCATCAATCTGACAGTCAATGGCGCAATCGATGCCGAAGGTACGGCTCGCACCATCATTGATGTACTTAATCGATCAACCTCACGCGGCACATTGGGTGCAGGGCAATTTAGCTACTCATGAGCATATTTAATCCAGAATGGCGCGTCACGATAGGTGGCACAATATACACCGATGTGATTCTTTCAGGCGTATCAATCACATCAGGCCGCACCGACATTTATTCTCAGCCAGTTGCAGGATATTGCTCATTGACTGTCATCAATCTTGACAATTCAGTATTTGAATTTCAAGTCAATCAGGGCTTGACGCTCCAGCTTAAAGATTCGACAGGGACATATCGCACAATCTTTGGTGGCAATATCACAGATGTCACGCTTGAAGTCGTGTCAGCTGGCGCATCAGGAATAACCACAGCTGCATCATTGACAGCTCTTGGAGCCTTGTCCAGATTGCCAAAAGCATTGACTGATGGCGTATTGGCAAAGGATCTTGATGGAGATCAGATCGCTGTGATTTTGGAAGATTTGCTTGTCAATAACTGGCTCGAAGTGCCGCCAGCCTATACATGGGCAACATATCCTGCGACGACGACTTGGCTTAATGCAGAAAATACCGGACTTGGCGAAATCGATTCTGGAATCTATGAGCTCCAAGCTCGCACATCCGAAGTCACCGATGTCTATTCGCTTGCATCGGCTTTGGCCACATCGGGATTTGGCTATCTGTACGAATCATCCGATGGTCTGATCAATTATGCCGGAGCCACGCATCGACAGGATTATTTGGCCAATAACGGCTACACGACAATTTCAGCAAATCAGGGTCTTGCAGCTGGTATTCGTACAGTTACTCAGTCCGGCGATGTCCGAAATGTCGTGGCTCTCAAATGGAGAGCGGGCACTGAAGAAGTCGAGGATCTTGAATCGATTGCACTATTTGGCAAGCTAGGTCAATCGATCACGACCACCTTGCATGACAATGCGGATGCCACATCTCAAGCCAATCGATATTTGGCTTTGAGATCCTACCCAAGAGCCAAATTTGAGTCCATTACATTTCCAATCACATCGCCAGAAGTTACCGATGAGCAGCGCGACGCGCTTTTGGGCATATTCATGGGGATGCCCATTAGCCTGACTGATCTGCCGCTGAATATATCTGGCGGTCAATTTCAAGGCTTTGTCGAAGGTTTCACATGGAGCGTTTCGCTCAATTCAATTCTTTTGACAATCAACATGTCTCCAATCGAATTTTCACTTGTCGCGATAAACTGGGAGCAAGTGAATGCAGCAGAACAGTGGAACACATTGAGCAATACACTCACATGGGAAAAGGCAACAGGAGCGGTGGCATAAATGGCAACGACAACAAACTTTGGCTGGGAAACGCCAGACGATACGGATCTGGTCAAGGATGGCGCAGCGGCAATGCGCACACTTGGCAATTCGATTGACACATCATTTGTCGATCTAAAAGGCGGCACATCCGGTCAGATGCTTACAAAGGCATCAAACACGGATTTGGATTACACATGGGTTACACCACAAATTGGTGACATCACAGCAATCACAGCTTCATCACCATTGACAGGCGGTGGCACGACTGGCGATGTAACTATTGGAATTCTTAGCGGCACGACATCAAATCTTGGAGCGGTTCAACTTTCGACATCGACATCGAGCACATCTACATCATTGGCAGCTACAGCTTCGGCGGTGAAATCAGCGTACGATTTAGCAGATGCCGCAATTGCAAAATCCGTCGTCGATGCGAAGGGTGATCTTATAGCTGCAACGGCAGCCGATACAGTCAGCCGCTTAGCTGTTGGTACAAATAATCAGGTCTTAACGGCTGATTCGACGGCTGCAACTGGAATGAAATGGGCAACCCCATCAGCAGGTGGCTTGACTTTCATCAAAGCCCAGACAATCGGATCAGCCGTATCTACAGTCACAGTTACAGATGCGTTCAGCGCAACTTATGACAATTATTTGGTGACTATTGCCTATGGTACAAATTCAGCAGCAAATCAGATTTATATGCAACTCGGATCAATAACTGCAACTAGCTATTATTCAAACTTCATTGTAATGGCACCAAATTCCAACACAGTAGGTGGAGTCGGCTCAGGAGCAGCCGATGCAATTTTGCTAAATTATCTATCTACAGACGGCGGAGCGGCTGAAGTTTATATATCTAATCCGTTTTTAAGTAAGAAAACAGGCGTTATTGCTCAAGGTACTGCATTTCAGACTGCCGCGAATTCTGGCACATCTACTCAAGGTTTCTTAAATGATACGACTTCGGTAACATCGTTTAAATTGCTAGTTTCAGGCGGTGGAACCATTACAGGTGGCACTATCCGCGTCTATGGCTACCAGAATTCATAAGGAGATAAAATGACACACAAAGTCCAGATTGATGATGTAGTAAGAGATGCAACTCCTGATGAGATTGCAGAAATAGAAGATCGAGCGGCTCAAGAGGCAGAAGCGGAAGCAAAATCCAACGCAAAAGCCCAAGCAAAAGCCGAATTGCTTGTGCGATTAGGCATCACAGCTGATGAAGCGAAGCTTTTGCTTTTATGACTTATCCACTCAGATCAGCTGCACATGCAATTGAAATTGCAAAAGGCGAAATTGGCTATGTAGAAACACCGGAGAACATCACCAAATATGGCGAATTTACAAAGGCAAATGGTCTGCCGTGGTGCGGATCATTCTGCAATTGGGTGCTGGCACAAGCTGGCGTCAAGGTTCATTCAGTGGTGAGCACAGCTGTCGGAGCTCATAAGTTTAAGGAGATTTCTCGCTGGTCATTTATGCCATCGCTCGGGGCTTTGGCATTCATGGATTTTCCACATGATGGCGTCGATCGAATTAGCCATGTTGGAATTGTGGTCGGATTTGAGCATGGCAATGACACGATCACATTGATCGAAGGCAATACATCCGGCACTGGCGATCAGCGCAATGGCGGCATGGTCATGGTCAAGCAACGCTCACTCAAGCGCGACATCGTAGGCTTTGGGATTCCAAAATATGTGCCGTACAAAGGCGAATATCCGGTCATCGAGGTTGAAGCTGTAAAGAAAACAACAAAGCCAAAGGAGAAGAAAAAATGGATCAAATGAAATCATTGCTCGCCAGCTGGGGTCGATCATTCTTGGCCGCTGTCTTAGCTTTATTTTTGGCAGGCATCACTGATCCAAAGACACTTTCAATGGCTGGTCTTGCAGCTGTGGCTCCGGTGATCTTGCGCTGGCTTAATCCCAACGATGCAAGCTTTGGTATCAATAAAGACAAATGACCATTCAAGATGTCGCCGCTATCGTCGGAGCACTGGTCACAGGCTTTGCAGGCTTATTTGCCATGCTCCGATTCTTGGTCAAACATTATTTGAACGAATTGCGACCAAATAGCGGCTCATCGATGAAGGATCAGATAACACGACTTGAAGCCCGTGTCGATACCATCTTGGACATGCTCGGGGCTGGAAAATAGTGACATGGCAAGAAAAAAGGTCATCGATCTTGATACATACAACGCACTCGATGCGTATTCAATAGGGCTGCACGAATACTACAAATCATTAAGGCGTGCAGGATTTTCAATTGACATCTGCCTAGCATTGATCTCAGATCGAGAATCTTATCCGGATTGGCTTTTGCCGGACTTACCAAATCGCATCGAACAATTACCTTATGACGATGAGGACTAATGAAAAAAATTGTGATTGTGTCCGACATGCAAGTGCCATTTCATGACCGGAAAGCCATCGCATCGCTCATTGCATTTGTCAAGTCATTTAAGCCAGATGAAGTCGTCACAATAGGCGATGAAATTGATTTCAACACACTCAGCCGATTCGCGGAAAATACGCCAGAGCAATATGAACAGACTCTTGGAAAAGATCGCGATGAGACTTTTCAGATTCTTCACGATTTACAAGTGAGTCACATGGTGCGATCAAATCACAGTGATCGCTTGTACAGCCAAATCATGCACAAGATCCCATCATTCTTGTCATTGCCAGAATTGCGCTTTGAGAAATTTATGCGACTGGATGAGCTTGGCATCACCTACCATTCCAAGCCATATCAGATTGCTCCCAATTGGATAGCTGTGCATGGTGATCAAACACCGATCAAATCTCAGGGTGGCTTGTCGGCTTTAGAAGCTGCACGACGCTATGGCCGAAATGTAATTTCAGGACACACGCACAGGATGGGCAGATCATCATTTACCGAAGCAATGGGCGGCAAGAAGGGTCGAATTCTGCATGGCGTAGAAGTCGGCAATCTTTGCGATATGTCCAAAATGGGTTACACAAAAGGCTATGCCAATTGGCAATCGGGCTTTGCCATTATGTATGTGGATGGTAACAATGTCGAAGTCGAATTGATCTACATTGAGAAGGATGGCTCATTCATGGTCAATGGAAAAGTCTATGGACGATCTCACAAATGATCTTGCTCGATCAATAGACGATCACATCGACGAAGCCGAAGAGCTGCCGTACAAGCGTGTGACACGCCGAGAAATGGTCAAATCTTGACGATGTCAGCCGAACGCGTCACCATGTATTTCGGGAGCGGCTTTGGTCACGGATCAGGCGAATGGTTGAGGTCGCTCCCCTAACAGAAACGGGAGCAATACATGTCAATTGAACAAATTATTGGCTTTGCGGTACTTGCCCAATTAGCCATCGCCACAGTCTTGTATTCAATGGGATACAGAGATGGCAAATCAGTCGGATACCATCATGGCCGATCAGTTGGTCTAGCTTTGGGCAAGACAAAGGCGGTCAAATAATGGCCGGATTCTTGGACAAATACGAAGATGTCGCAGCTCGCATCATGCGCTTGCACGCGACTTATCCGAGCAATCGTGTGGAAACACACATCATCGACTTTGATGCCAAAGCTGGTCACATCCTTGTCGAGTGCCGGATTTATCGCGAATATGAAGATGAAAAGCCATCGGCTATTGATTACGCATTTGGACGCGTCGAATCTTACAATCCATCGATGAAGCGTTGGTTCGTCGAAGATACAGTCACATCGGCAATTGGTCGCTGTGCCGGACTTTTGCTGGGATCAGAGACTCGTCCAACATTGCAAAACATGGAGCAAGTAGAAACAATGCCAGCGGCATTTGTAAATAAGATCGAAGATGATCCGTGGTCGAAGCCATTTGCCGAAGATGGATTTGCTACAGCTGAGACATCGATCGCTGAGATTGCCGCGCAGCTAGGCGGTGAGCTCATTGAAGAAGCTCCATTGTGTAAGCATGGACATATGCTACTTAAAGACGGCACTGCCAAGACAGGCAAACCTTATCACGGTTATGTCTGCACTGAAAAATTGAAGGCTAATCAATGCAATCCAATTTGGTACACATTGACAGCCGAAGGCAAATGGAAGGTGCAATGGTAATGGGATCAATTGAATTTATACATCCATCCGGTAAGACGACAAAGATGGACATCGATGGCACAATCACGACTGAATGGAATCCACCAACGATCGAAATGTGCGACAGCTGTGAGACATGGCAAAATCTGTCACTTGGTCAATACACGGCCAGCGATGGATTGACTCTTATTTGGCTTTGTCAGCATTGCAAATGAAGATGAAAGTGTCCTATGAGGACATGCTCAAAGCTTTGTACTGTGCGACAGAGCGCATCAAAGCAATCAATGGCAAGCCAGATGCCAAATGCAATTACACAAGGGATTTGTCATTCTTTGATTATGTCTGCCAGATGGCTGAATCTATATGTGCTGAAATTGTCGTCGCTCGATATTTGGGATACAAGGATTTCGAGCCTACGATCAACACATTCAAAGATGAAGCTGATGTCGGATCTAAATTCGAAGTCAAATGGACGAAGTACGCCAATGGCGCGATGATAATTTATGACAATGACAGAAATACTGACATCGCCATATTGGTGACTGGCAAATCACCTAATTATGAAATCCGAGGATGGTTGCCGGTCTCAATCGCCAAAAGCAAGCCGTGGAGACGGCAAGATCAGCCCACATTTTGGGTCGAGCAATACAATCTTCATCCGATCGAGAATTTAAGGAGAAGTTCACATGGAGAAGCTGCGCTTTCAATGCAGGATTGAAAAGAAGCTACACGATCATGCCGTTTTCATGGATGATGTACAGCTAGGCGAAAACATGGTTTTGGTGCAATGTCTGGGATGTGGCGTCATGGGCGTCATGGATCGAAGGGATCAACATGGCGCAGTATGAATTTATGTGTCAGGTCTGTCTGAATGTCACTGTCTTGCAACGAAAGATCGCTGATGAATTACCACGCGATCCATATTGTGAGAATTGCATGATCCCAATGGCTCGAATCTGGACTGCTATTCCAGCGCATTTCAAGGGTAAAGGCTGGGGCAGTGATAAGTGATGCCTGTGGATAACCTGTGGACGACACGCAGAAAGCACGCTCGACTTATCCACAATCTTGCAATGTATTTGACTAGGTCGGTACGCTTCATGCTCTCGCGAGAGCCGGTGTGCCGGCTTAGCTCGCAGCGAGGTGTGACGCTATTGGAAGGGCTATGCCTATGGATAGGCTCTGTAGCAATACAGATGCAACCCGTACAAGCTGCAACATTGGCAGATCATTACAAGCTATATGCACACTCAAGAATTATTGATTGGAATCAATATCATTGCTTTGTCAAGATCATCCACAAAGAATCTCGATGGGATCCAAATGCTAAGAATGGCAGTCATTACGGATTAGGTCAGATGAGATCCCAGTGGTATCGCAATCTTGATCCATATCGTCAGATTGATCAAACTATCAAATACATCACGAATCGTTACAATACGCCATGTAAGGCATGGGCATTCCATGAGCGTAAGGGATGGTACTGATGAGCCTACACTCACAGCGTAAGAGCAACAGCGCACAGTGGAAAAAGATACGCTTACGGATACTTACAAGAGATGGGCGTGAATGCTATTGGTGTGGAATGGATGCAGATACAGTCGATCACATTATCCCAGTGGCCAAAGGTGGACTGGACATCGATGACAATCTTGTGGCAGCTTGTCGGAAATGCAATTTCAGCAAGCGTGATAAGTTACCGGATGAGTTCATAATGGAACGGATGCGCAGGGGCAGTCTTTTTTCTGAGGCTGATTCCAC